CGCCTCCTCAAAATCGATCCATTTGTAGTCGTGGTCTTTGAGCCATTGCTTTGCCTCGTCCGGCGTCCATTTCGATGCCTTGAATCGAATAGCCTGCTCGACGGTGCCGCCCTCGGGGTCGGATTTGAGCGGCCCGCCGATGGCCCGGATGCCCAGGTCTTCTTTTGCCCAGAGCTGTCTGATACGGACGAAATCATCGGGGTCACGGAGCCGGGCAGCGTGTTCATTGGCGTAGGGTTTGAATTCCGGATCGCCGGCCTTCACGTCCGCGACGCGGGCCGGGTCGAGCGCGGGAAAGACACAGAGCGAAATCTCCCAGAGCCGGATCTCTTTGAGCTTGCGGACGCCGGTCTCCCGGTCCCAGTCATCCTTGACCGTGTTGAACCCGATCGACATGCCCATCGGGATTCCGGCCTCTTTCATCTGCCGCATGATGGATCGAACCTCGCGGCTCCGTTGCACATCCAAATTGAGTGCTCCCTCAACGAAGAGACCGCGGTCGTCCTCCGAGGCAACGATGACGCCCATCGGCTCGGTCGGCCAATGCGACCATAGGACAGGGAAAGCCTTCTTTTCCTTGATCGTTTTCTTGAAAGCGCCTTTGACGACGACGTCGCCGTAAGAGTCGATCACATCCCAGATTGAGGCATATCCCGTGAAGGTGCCTTTCTCGTCGTTCGTTTCCTCGACCGTAAACTTGAAGGTTTTCGTTTCGCGCTGCATCTTAGCCTCCGAGTTCCTGGACCTCCGGCATGGACCGGCAAAGGCAGTTGCAGTCCTGGCCAGCAGGCGCCGAGTCGTCCATCGGGTGGTCCATCGCGTTCGTGTCGATGAGGTTCCCCTTCGAATCGTAAAGGTTCACGAGGAAGGCCTCCTCGAGCTTGATCGGGTCGGCTGAGTATTTGTCGTCGGCCTCGATGTGGCCTCTCCGGCTGTCCGGGACCCGGGAGCAGAGCCAGGACTTCATGGTGATGAACTCATTCTGCTTGTAGCCTTCGATCAGGCCGAAATTCTCCGTCCGGCCGAGCTCCGTCCGCGCGATCCGGCGAGCTTCCCAGGGCACCCGGTCGCCGAGGCCTTGCCAGACGTGCTGCGTCAGCTCTTCCACCGTCCAGCCTTCGGCCTCGGCCTGCTGGATGAGCTTCTGGACGACCTTCCAGGTCGTTTCCGAGAAGAACTTCGCCGCCCTGAGGATCTGGGCGTCGAGCTTGACCAGGTGTTCGTGTCGAAGGTCGAAGTTGGGCTCGTCATCTTTCTGGCTTCGTTCTTCAGCCGGCATCCAGAGCTTGCCCTGTGTCTCGCCCAGGCCCGCGGCGCCCGCCTCTTTGAAGACTTCGATGTAACGGGATCGGAAGTCTTCGCGGTAAGCCCTGGCCGCGTCCTCGGCGCTGAATCGAAGCGAACGAGCTCCCATGATCGAGCCGGAAGCGGTGATGCGGTCCTTGAGTTCCTTCGCCTCTGCCCGCAGGTACTTTTCGACGGCGGGGATGAACCCCTTCTCGCCCGCGTTGAGCCGCTTGACGAACGATTGCCAGAGGCGGATCTTGCGCTCAGGGGTCTGCCAGAAGGACTTCCGGCGCAAGGTCCCCGACGACTTGGGAGGGGAAGGGTTGCCGTCCGTGCCTGCTCCGCCTCCGCTCGGAAGCGTCATGCCCACGTCCGCTAGCGGCACCTTGCCCATCGGAACGAGGATCACGTCGCCAGCGGGGTCGTCCTCGAGCCCGACCGCCCGACGCTTCTCGTTAACCCGCATAAAGTCCGAGCTCTGGAGGTAGCCGTACTTTTTCTGCCGGTCCTCCTGGAGCGCCTCGATCCCGTCCCGATCGTAGTCGAGGACGATGTTGTCGCCGTAGAGCGGGACGAGCCAGCGGTTGAGAGCCGCTTTGATGCCGTCCATTTCGGGCAGGACGGCCTCGTGGTAGAGCGCCTTCCGCCCTTCCTGGTAGTTGGCATAGGTCGTGCTCTCCGTGTCCCCGAGCAGACCTGACCAGACGTTGAAGATAGCGCAGATACGGCGCAGAACGGCTTTCTCGGCTCCCTGCCAGTCCATGTCCTTCGGGGTCATGGAGAGCTGCTTCCAGTCGATCTCCCCGCCGCCGGGGATCGCCATGAACAGGGCCTTGGCCGCGTTCTCGGCGCCGGCGTACTTCTCGCGGAAGGAGTCCTCGGCTTCCTTGATCTGCTCCTTCTTGAAGTTGCCCTTGAGGGTGACCATGCCGGGCGGCCGCATGTCGTTCTGAAGGGCCTTGAGGTTCCATTCCGCCGACCAGTTCATGATGTCGATGTAGCGGGCCGCGACCTCAAGCCGGCTCAGCCCGTAGAAATCGTTGAGCGGATGGAAGTCCTTCAGGTGCAGGATATCGGCGACGGGATAGTCCTTGATGTCCGCCCCCACCGTGTACCGGTAGAACCCGATGAGCGTCTTCCCGTCCCCGGCCCTGGCCTCAACCCGGTCGGGGCGCAGCGGGTAGAGAAACCTCGGCGGTTGCTGCCCGATGCCGACCTTCTGGACATAGGAATTGCCGGCGAGCAGCTTGTAGCTGATGACGGCCTCGATGAACTTATAGCCGCTGTCATATTCATTCGGGCGCTCGAGGAGGTTGCGGAGTTGATGGTCCTCAATCTCGATCAGCCTTCTGTCCGACTGCCGGCGGCTGACCATCCAGCGGATCCCGGCCCCCGAGCGGGCGACGAGGGAAACGGCCGAGAAGGCGGCCGCGCAAAGCTGGTAGCCGGCCTTCATCAAGGGCTCGTACTTGATCGGCGTGTAGATGACCGGCTGCCCGGGGAACATGGACAGGATCTGGACCCAGGTCGGGCTTTCCTTCTTCCCGGGAGCGCGCGTGATGTTCAGGCCGAATATCTTCATCAGATGACTCCGACGTAGATCTCGCCGGCGGGCGGCTCATAGAAGGCGAGCAGGAAAGCGTCCGCCTCGTCCGGGCTCCGGAACCCCCGGCCTTTGTAATCGTCCTTGCTCTCGACGACGCGACGGCCCTTTTTGTCGAGCCCCTTCGCGCGCCGATTCACGAGCTCCGCCTCGAGGCGGTCGGCCCGAGGGGCGGCGATCTCATGGATGATCTTCCCGACCTCGAACCACATCTCGGAGGCGGCGTTCGGGTACTTGTCGGGAACCCCGGCCTCCCCGCCGAAGCAGACAGGGACCATATTGAAGCCGCGGCTCTCTAGAATGTCCGTGACCCCGCCGCCGACGCCGGTGTCGTCGATCTTGAGCCGCATCGTCTTGTCCTGGCCGAAGAACCTGGCGGCCTCGTCGGCGATGAAGACGAGCTTCGCCTTCTCGGGAAGTCCGGACGTCGAGATCGTCTTCGTCTCGACGAGCCGCATGCCCTTCCGGTGGACGAAAACCGTATCGTCCGTCCCGCCCCTCGCCACGTCGATACCGCCCTCGTGCGCCCCCTCGAGGCCGAATTCCGGCTCGTCCCAGTTGGCAAACATCTGCTCGACCTGAGAGAGCTTGATGATCGAGTCTGCGCCGGCGTCGCAGATCTCGCCCATGACCTTCGTCTGAAAGAGGACCGAATCCCTGCCCCAGTCCTGCTCGCATTCCTTGATCCAGGCCGGCTCGGCGATCTGGATGGCGACGTCCTTCGGGTCGGTCCAGGAACGGGAGAAGATATCAAGCCGCTGAGGGTCGCGCATATCGACGCCCCGGAATTTCTCGCCGGTGACGTAGGGACTCTCGTAGGCCGAGACGTGGATTCGGTTCCAGCCTGGGGTGTCAGTCGAGAAGATCTTCCAGAAATGCTCTCCGACCTGGACACCGTCGGTCGTCGAGATGGCCAGGAGCCGGCAGAAACCTCCGGTCATGCCGCCCCGGACCGCGTCCCACATCCACTGCGCGATCCCCTTGGCCTCGTCCAGGATGAAGAGGATGGCCGGCGCATGCCATCCCTCGGCACGCGCCGGCTTATCGGTTGAGAAACCGATCGCATAGTGGTCGGCATCGTCGGTCTTGATTTGGGTCATCAGGCACTCGCCCTCGAGCTCGAGGCGGCTCCGGGTGTAGATGGCGTTGATCTCGGCCCAGAGCAGTTTCGCCATCTGGGTCCAGGTCGGCGCCGTCGTGACGACCTTCGAGTTCGGGATGCAGTTCAGGAACCAGACTGCGATCTCGGCAGCGGAGAAAGTCTTCGAGACGCCGTGGGAGGCCCGGACGGCCGTCCTCTCGTTCACGACCACAGACCGGAGAACTTCACGCTGCTTCGACCAGGTCTTGTGGCCCAGCGCATGCTCGACGAAGAAGACGGGATCCCGCCGGTAGTTGAGCATAAGCTCGGACATGACGGCCAAGGTTTCCCGGTCAACGTTTTCAGGCTGCATGCCTCAGCCCCTTCATGGAATTCTTCAGGGCAACCATAGAGTGCCGGATGATAAGATCGAATTTCCCGGTATGGTCTTGACGGTCCTTCCACAGGTCAGGCCGGCGGTTCTTGAGCCAGAAGATCTGGGCCGTTGTGTCGCCGCCCTTCGCCTTATGGTAGAGGCTCTGAGTGATCTGGAAGTCGGCCTTAAGTTTTCCCCTTTTTAGGGACTGCAAAAAGTCAGGATTCGTCTTCTTCCAGTAATTGAGCGTGCGGGGGCTGATGTCGAGGATGATGGCGATTTCCTCGTCGATCAAGCCCATGCTGGCGATGACCTCGACCTTCTCCAGGGTGACCTGGTCGACCTTAGGCGGACGGCCGAGCTTCGCGACCTTGACCTTCATTTCGCACTCTTCCTGATCTCTCGCTCGGAGATCCCCGTATACTTGGCGAATCGCTCGATCACGACGTCGCAGTACTTTGGATCGATTTCCATCCCGTAGCAGATACGATCAGAGATCTCAGAAGCGATCAGGGTGGATCCGGATCC